AATACATCTGGTCAATCAGCTTTTCAATAGGATTCCGATTAAGGTTTCCAGAGAGGAGATAATCCATTCTGGTCAAGCCCTCATTCTTTCCATCTCCGACCCAGAGATACCCCATCTCTTCATCGCAAGCGTGTACCATCAGCTCGTAAAAGCCATCCAGTTCAAACTCGTCTGAGCTGTCAATCACAATAGGCGATTCCATTTGTCCTCGAACAAAAACGCTCCCAGAGATTTGGCCAGATTTTGAAGTTTTTGCGCTGAACTGAAGCGGGAAATTGCTTGTTCCTTCATCACTTTTCCAGCTGCATCTTACAAACGGTTCTCCGTTCTTTTTGATAATCACCTGAATTTCATTGAGCGGATAAGCTTCCTTGTTTTCGCGGACAACAGGTGCATATTTTTCCGACATTACGGCAATGCCGGCATAGTTGTCCTTGCCTTTAAAAACTTTATTCAGCCTGTCGATGTGTTCATCCAACATTTCCTGTTGGTCCCGGCTCAGCTCTCGAATCTCGTTTTCGCAATTCTTCTGTAGCATAATAAATACCTCTCAAATCAATTATTTTTGTGATTCAACGTTGGTCACGTCGTCATCACGCCAATTATTATAGTTTCTCATCACACATTCAAAAAGCCCCACGCACCCCCCTTTTTTCGGATTTCTCGCGCTTTTTTATTAACACTTTATTCACATTTCAAAAAAGACTAACAGAACCATTGCGTATCGCTTTTAATACTACGCAATGGTTCTGTTAGTCTTTTTGAGGACTAGCTTAGTAGTTCTTTTTGCTTATAGACAATCTTCTATATTGGTTCCATTCATTTTACAATCTATCTCGCATAACTCGCTCACACAGTCAATCACCTTTTCGTTACACTCTACGAGTGCTTCTAAAATCTTATCATATGTTTCTCTATTTACTAAATTTGCTCGTGGAAAGTGCTTCTCACATAACCGCAACTCTAAGTCTAGCTCATTGAATACTATCCATCCTCCACATTCGGTCAAATATGAATCTTCTTCTACTTCATCTGGCGTTTCGGGTGGATATAATGAATCCAGTCTACTCTGTGCAGTTCTTTTAAGGCTGGTTTTAATCCATTCATTTTTTTCTAGTGAACGAAGCCCACGAACTATCATTTCCTTATAGTAATCGTCCAATTCTATTTCTTGTTTTTTTCTTTTATTGTGCTCCTCGTATTCTATATGTACGTGCTTTTTTTGTGCACCCGTTATATTACCGATCTCTCTGTCATCTATGATCATTTTAAGATCGCCCACATCAGTTTTTAATAGCTCATCAAAGAAAACGACATTTGACGCACTGAGCAAATCATTTTTTCCAAGTTTGATTTTCTGATCTTCTTCTGGTTTGGTCGTCCCAAATAAAATAATATTTAATCTTCGTTTTAATTGATCTAATATGTTATTTTCAGCGTTTCCTTCACCGCCTTCAAAATCTGTTTTCATTTCAGTTTGAGCCTTTGTAACTGCCTGTTTAAACTCATCCGTTGTAATTTCTTTGTCACCATACGGCGATAAGTCCACCCCGTGAAGTTGTGCCCAGTATCTTAAAACGTATTGTCCCAATTTAATACAACACTTATTTTTTTCCGCTTCATCATACTTTATTGAAACTGCAAACCAAGGACTATTTAACATTTCTCCAAGGCCACCTAAATTTTCCTCCCATCTCTTCTTGAACTCTTCCAATTCTTTTCGTTTCATAACTTTCCTCCTAATATACAAAAACCTCCCCGGCAAAACCATTCAGTTTCACCGGGGAGGGTTTATCATACGTTTATCTTCCCATGTTTTGCACGATTAGTGCATCTTCATGCAACAATCTTACTTTCTGGGATTTTTGATAGCAGCCTGTTCTGCACTTTATAAACAGAGAGTACAAGAAATCACACACTTGCGTCATTTACTTTTTTAGATATTCGATTTTTTATCCTTTTCGTAATATTTTTAGAAAATAACACATTTTTGATTTTGCAGTTTTTTGGACAAACTACAACGCATTTTTTCATCCATTTTCCATCCATTTTTTCTCAAAAATGGAACTTCAAAAAATTTTCCATATCACAAAAAGGAGGTGTTTTTCCACATGAACACACCCATACAGTTGAAAATCCGAGGTCACCCCCAAATGACGCTGGACTACTTCTACGGGCAGTCGGGCGAATTGTTCTCCTACTTCCGCATCCCAAAGGCGTTGTTTCAGAACCACCGTTTCCGGCAGCTCTCCACCGATGCCCGGACACTGTACGGCATCCTGCTGGACCGCATGAGCCTGTCGGTCAAGAACGGCTGGCTGGACGAGCAGGGGCGAGTGTATATCATTTACACCGTCCGGGAAGTGCAGGAATCTCTCTGCTGTGCCGAACACAAAGCGGTCAAGCTGTTCCGGGAACTGGAGGACATGGACCTCATCGAGCGTAAACGCCGTGGTCTGGGCAGACCCAGCCTGATTTACGTCAAGGACTTTTCCTCTGGCTTGCCAAAAGCGCAAGTACAGAATTGCCCAAACAGCAATTCAGGTGCTGCCGAAAGCGCAATTCTGGTGCAGCCAAAACCGCAAGCAAATAAGACTGATAAGAATAAGACAGAGTGGAACGATCCTGACCCTATCTATTCCGGGGGTATCCGGGAGCAGCTTGAGGATTATTTTTATCGGGCATTGGAGGTAGACCTTCTGCTCCGGCTCTGCCCGGATGATGAGGATACCATCTATCAGATCGTAGACCTGCTTGTGGACACCTGTTCCACCAAACGCAAGATGTTGCGAATCGCCGGAGATGACAAGCCTGCCGAAGTGGTACGCAGTCGGCTGAAAAAGCTGAACGCCGACCACATCCGTTTTGTGCTGGATTCTCTGGCAGAAAACACCGCCCCGGTGCGGAACATGAAGCAGTATCTGCTGGCAATGCTCTACAATGCGCCCACCACCATGAACCTCTACTATCAGAACAAGACGAACCACGACTTTGCGCGCGGTTCACCGAAAGCGGGGTGATGTTATCGCAAAGAAAGCTACGATTATCGCAGTCACCAATCAAAAAGGCGGTGTGGGGAAAAGCACCACCTGTGAAAATCTGGGTGTTGGCCTTGCAGCTGAGGGCAAGAAAGTTCTGTTGGTGGATGCTGATCCACAGGGCTCACTTACCATTAGTATGGGCTGGCAGCAGCCCGATGAACTGTCCACCACCCTCTCCACCCTGATGCAGAAAGCCATGAACGACCAGCCCATCCAGCCCGGCGAGGGCATTCTGCACCACGCAGAGGGCGTTGACCTGATTCCGGCAAACATCGAACTGGCAGGGCTGGAAGTAGCCCTCGTGAACAGTATGAATCGAGAGAAGATGCTCAAGCAGGTGCTGGACAGTGCCAAGCGGGAGTACGATTTTATTCTGCTGGACTGTATGCCCTCGCTGGGGATGCTCACCATCAACGCACTGGCGGCGGCAGACGCTGCCCTGATTCCTGTGCAGGCGCAATACCTTTCCGCAAAGGGTCTGGAACAGCTTTTGCAGACGGTGCAGAAGGTTCGGCGGCAGATCAACCCGAAGCTGAAAATCGAGGGTATCTTGCTGACCATGACCGACAGCCGCACCAACTACGGAAAGCAGATCAGCAACCTGATTCGGCAGGCATACGGAAAACACCTGAAGGTGTTCGAGCAGACCATTCCCCGTTCCGTCCGTGCGGCAGAAACCAGTGCGGCAGGCAAAAGCATCTTTGCCTATGACCCCAAAGGCAAGGTGGCAGAAGCCTACAAATCTCTTGCAAAGGAGGTGCAGGCGGATGCCAATCGACAGCGGAAACTTAGCTCTGAAAGGGCTAGATGACCTGTTTTCCACCGAGGAAAACCGACAGGAGGAACAGCGGGAGCAGGTACAGCAGATTCCCATTGACGAGCTGCACCCTTTCACCAACCACCCTTTCAAGGTGCTGGACGATGAAGCCATGACCCGGACGGTGGAGAGTATCGCACAGTACGGCGTGCTGGCTCCGCTGATTGCCCGCCCTCGCCCGGACGGTAACGGCTACGAGATCATCTCTGGGCACCGCCGTCAGTATGCGGCTAAACTTGCTGGGCTGGACACCCTGCCGGTCATTGTGCGGCAGATGTCGGACGATGCTGCTGTGATATTGATGGTGGATTCCAACCTTCAGCGTGAACACATCCTGCCCAGTGAAAGGGCTTTTGCCTACAAAATGAAGCTGGAAGCTCTAAAAAATCAAGGTGCTAGGTCGGATTTGACTTCGCCGCAAGTTGCGGCGAAGTTCCGCAGCGATGATGTGGTTGCAAAAGACCAAGGTATAAGCGGTGATACAGTTCGACGTTATATCCGCCTGACCAACCTTGTCCCGGAACTGCTGGACATGGTGGATGAAAAGAAGATTGCCTTCAATCCCGCTGTGGAGCTGTCCTATCTGAACGAAAGCCAACAGCGGGATTTTTTAGAAGCCATGGATGGTACCCAAAATGCCCCATCTGTATCGCAGGCTCAGCAACTAAAGAAGATGGCGCAGTGTGGTGAGTTCACCTATGAAAAGGCGTTTGATATTTTGGGGCAGGAAAAGAAGAGTGAGCAGGACACCGTAACTATCAAAAACGACATCCTGCGAAAATACTTTCCACGCAGCTATACGCCTCGGCAAATGGAAGAAAAAATCATCCAGCTTTTGGATGCGTGGCAGAAAAAACAGCAGCGCCGCAACGAACGCTGACCCGTAACGAAAGACCCGATGGGGTCTTTTTTGTTTGCAAAAATTTGGAGGTAACGCCTATGAACAACACGATTCCTTTTCACTCCG